GAAAAACATTTCCAGCTATGCTTATTGCGTTTTGTTTTTTTACTACGTTTATATCCATGTTTCAGCTTATTCGAATGTCAGGTCTATATCTCTAAGTTGAACAGAAATGTTACCCTCATGAGGGCCACAGGCTGTAAAAAAATACAAATATACTCCATGAGGGTACTCTCCGTTAGACGCTGTGTTAAATGGTTTAACTTGATTAAGGCTCCCGTCAACTACAGCCTCTTGAGAGGTAAGCAAAATATCGTAGTTTGGTCCAGCGTCGTTATCGTTAGTGTATGATGTAAGAAAATAATAGTTAGTTACGGAAGATTGAGTAGGGTACTCTGTAACTATTTTTACGTAAAAACCAACAGAAACAGGATTTGATACCGTTTTATTTACATATAACTTTAAGTTAGATACATACAGAGCTTTTTCTCTTTGATTTGACTCGGACTCTTCTGTGTCTGTATTATAAAGCCTTATGTACTCTGAATCGGTGTTTATTTGCCAGGCCCAAGGAGAGTAAGCCTGAAATACTGTTGGGGCGGCAGTAGGTACTTGCAGTAAAAAGCAACTACCTTCTGCTTCTGAAGAGAGGTCGTTTGATATTGTAGTTACATCTGTGTATGGTGAAGTATTTCCAGAAACTTTTAACTCTTGTGTTAGTTCGCTAACGGCACTTCCATATGCTGACAATAGTATTAACAGATCCATTGTAGATATTACTCCGTCTCCATTTAGATCCCCAGACGGTATGCTGTAATTAGATGTGTTATTTAACTCATTTAACACCTGATTAGATATTGCTGTAACAACCTCTTGAAAGGTTACAGCTCCATTCCCGTCAGTCTGCAAGATGTACCCAGTAGCCCCATCTAACTTAGGCATAGTATAGCCAGACTCTACAAATCCGTTTGTAGTATCCCCAACTATTATTTTCCCATCAGTAACTGAACTCAACAAACCAGTGGCTCCTGTAGCTCCAGTTGGACCAGTAGCCCCCGTGGGTCCAGTTGGCCCTGTAGGACCTGTAGGCCCAGTAGGACCGTCTATACCTGTCGCTCCTGTAGCTCCTGTAGGCCCATCTACACCAGTCGCTCCTGTAGCTCCTGTAGGCCCATCTACACCAGTCGCTCCAGTTGGTCCTGTAGGCCCATCTACGCCCGTAGGTCCAGTAGCTCCTGTAGGGCCTGTAGAGCCTGTTGGTCCTGTAGGGCCGTCTATACCTGTCGCTCCTGTAGGGCCTGTTGGTCCTGTTGGTCCTGTAGGTCCGTCTATACCTGTCGCTCCTGTAGGACCTGTTGGTCCTGTAGGACCATCTACGCCTGTCGCTCCTGTAGGGCCTGTAGCTCCTGTAGGGCCGTCTATACCTGTCGCTCCTGTAGGGCCTGTTGGTCCTGTAGCTCCTGTAGGGCCTGTTGGTCCTGTAGCTCCTGTAGGGCCTGTTGGTCCTGTAGCTCCAGTTGGTCCTGTAGGTCCAACAGACGGAACTCCTGTCGTTATTTCAATCCAGTTAGAAGGATTATTCCAATTTGTAGAAGTATCTCCAGAAAAATAGTAGTACTTTGCTGTATCTGATAGATACGCTATGTAACCTTCTGATCTTAATAAAGACGAAAGAGTATCTCTTTGGCTAGAATTAACAAACACACCAAAACCTATTATCTGATTGTCACTTACATTCAGTATAGGTGCTGAAGGGTTATTGTTTGATACTGGTCCTGGGAATATAGGCATTTTAGAAGTCTATTGTTATTGAAGATCCTTGAGCAAACGCTTTTGAGTATGTAGATCTATACATTTTATAGGATATGCTTACTCCAAAATCATTAGTGATAGTGTAATCCACAGGAGCTTCAAAATCTGACAAGACGTCAACAGCTCCAAGTAGTATTTGATTTAAAGTACCCCAAGCAGCTGGATACATTATCCATGTATAGTTCCCTACAGTGTCCATTTCTGAACTAGCGCTAAACGTAAAATCAGTTTCTGTCCGAAGCTGATTATATGCGGCGGTAGAAAGACCCCATAAAGTAGTAGCTTCTGAATTAGAAGAAACAGACTGTGTATCACTGGCTATAACTTTTATTCTGTATTTCCAGTACACTCTTCTAGTAAATGACGGATATGAAGAGAATTGAGTAGACTTGCTGTTATCTGCATAAGCTGCAAAAAGAACATTTGTGTAATAGTTGTATGATAGTGAGCTTTGCCCCGAAGCTGTATACGGTGATGTCAATGATGTATTTTGAACAAGGTATGTAGAGCCATACTTTATATCTAAAGTGTTGTCAGCAACATTACCCTCCTTGTTAAACGTCCATGAGTAGTTACCGTTTATGTCTAAAGAGTCGCCGATTTCTTTGTCGGATGTTGAGAAAGGAACATTAAAAGAAGCAAAGCTAGGCTCTTGATATGGGTATAAAATACCATCAAACATGTCTTGCAACGAAACATCAGTAAACGTATATCCTATTTCAAAAGATCCAGTGGCCTCTTCCAAAGGTGTTGAATTTGTGTATAAAAAATCAGGACCTGTAGGTCCAGTCGCCCCTGTAGGCCCATCCGCACCTGTAGGTCCAGTAGATCCCGTTGGGCCAGTCGCCCCAGTAGGCCCAGTAGGACCTGTAGATCCATCAGCACCTGTCGCACCTGTAGGTCCAGTCGCCCCTGTAGGGCCATCTACACCTGTAGGACCTGTAGGACCCGTCGGTCCAGTAGCCCCTGTAGGTCCGTCAATTCCTGTAGCTCCTGTAGGCCCATCTACACCAGTCGCTCCTGTAGGACCTGTTGGTCCTGTAGGCCCATCTACGCCTGTCGCTCCTGTAGGTCCAGTAGCACCAGTAGGCCCAGTAGCTCCTATAGGCCCAGAAGGACCATCAGATCCTGTAGCTCCCGTTGGACCTGTAGGTCCGTCTACGCCTGTCGCTCCTGTCGGTCCAGTTGCTCCAGTAGCGCCTTGAGGGCCTTTTATAGTGAAGTAAAAAGAGTAGTTGTCTCCAATATTGAAAGTGAGCCCGCTAACAGCTGTAAAGGTTGATCTAGGTGGATTTACTGTATAACTAAGGTTGGTTATGTCTCCAGCATATACTGTTTCTGGATCTCCATTAGCATCAAAACCAGACACAATCAAGAATACTTCCTCCCCAAACAGCCTCACAAAAAGCTGAACGCCATAGAAGCTAAACTGTCCAGCTGATGGATTATAGTAAAACTGACCAGGGGTTAAATTTAATCCGTCGTCATAAGCTTCAAATACCTGTCCAGCTTGCAGCGCGGCAGCGCCTGTCGCCCCAGTAGCTCCTGTAACTCCTGTTGGTCCTGTAGCTCCAGTTGGACCAGTAGCTCCTGTGGGTCCAGTTGGCCCAGCTGCTCCAGTAGGACCTGTTGGACCTGTAGTTCCAGTTGGACCAGTAGCTCCAGTTGGGCCAGCAGTTCCTGTGGGTCCAGTTGGCCCAGTAGGACCTGTAGGACCTGTTGGACCAGTGGCTCCAATTTCTCCTGAAGTAGACGTCCCAGAACTAAACACCTCCCATCCAGCTTCGCTACCTATGTTTGTTTTGTCTTTTAGCGTGTAATACTTAGACTCTGACGCAACCCAAACAATTGTAGCTCTCTCTTTTAGCTGGTCTGATTTTGATGACAGCGCATATAGCTCTGTGAGATTTGTTACAGATCTAGCACCGCCTCTTACAAAATCAGAGTCTACAAACGATTTATCAGCATTGTTGTGACCATATTCACCAGCTCTACCTACTTCTACTGCCATTATAATATTTGTAAGAAGTTGTTATTAAACGCATTTGTTGAGTTGCTTCTGTAAACAGTGTACAAATAATTAACTCCGTACCTATTTACCAACGTTAAGGTTTTCAGCTTGGTAAAAGCGCCAAGCGTGGGAGATACCCCATCAAGGTTAATACCGCTTATGTCTGTGGACCCTGGGTAGAATATGTACATATACTTATTACTTGTCTGTACAGTGTATGCATTTGTTACACCTATGCTGGACGGGTAGCTTCCGCTAGTCTTTATCTCAATCTCATTGTTACCATTGTCATCCCCTCCAAAAGCATAGTAAACGCTTTGAAACTCTGAGATTGAAGACGAAGCAGTTAAAGCTATTGTGTCAAAGCATATTTGATACGAGTAGTAGTAGCTTATGCCGCTAAACGTAGAATTCTGATTACTTCCATAAGTGCTATCTACTACTACTCTGTATTCATGTGGGGTTAACTCATCTTTTAAGTCAAGAGAAGCATCATTATCTAGAGTCACAAAATCGTTAGAAATTGAAACAAGTATGTCTTGCTCTGTAGAATTATTAGATAAAGCAGATAAATCATAGGTAGTATCTGGAGATATTATTTTTCTCCATGTATTTCCGTTTTTTATCTGTATAAACGACTCTATGAGAGGGTCGTAAACTTCGTTTCTTTTTACATCGTATCTTAAAGACGTCTGAACATCTCCGTACTCTCTGGACGTTGAGGTTGTCCCAACAGCAGCGGTAATGATAGAGTTTATCCTAGTTATCTGCTTATCACTTACGCTAGGAGCGACAAACGACTGAGCAGTGGCATAACTATATACGGATACATCGGCAACTCCTGACGTGTTATCTTGTACAGTAAGCTTAAAATGGAAGTAATTAGTAGAGCTATATGAAACACCAGTAGGATATGAAAAAGAAACAGAGTCAGCTCCATAGTATACCTCATCTGTGTTATAAAGACTTACAAACTCCCAAGTTCCAGTAGGAATAGTTGTACTATTTGACAATTGATACTGAATAGTAGCAGATCCAGTAGCTCCTACGTTTTGAATTCCAAAATTTACAGTTCCTGACACAGTAGAAGCAGTGTCTGGGTGCTGCCAGTCAGGTCTACCCGTTATAGATATAGAAGGCGTTGGAGCGACAGCATCTTGAAAAGCGTCTATCAAAACCTCTATTGCCGTTTTTCCATCTGAAGGAATAGTATCTCCGTTTAAGTACTTACCGAAAGACTTAACTATGTTACCCTCGTCTGGTATATTTAGAACGTAGTTTTGATTAAACGTTCCGCCTCCTGATGTGCTTATAGCCGTTACAATGCCGTTAGATTCGCTAAGATCAAAATCTTGAAGTACAAGCTCAGAAGCTCCTTCAAAGCCTGTAGCTCCGTTTGATATTACCCCAACCACTCCATCAGCACCTGTAGGTCCAGTAGGTCCAGCAGGACCTGTCGGTCCAGTAGCTCCTGTAGCTCCTGTAGCTCCTTGTCCTCCAGACGGTCCAGATGGACCCTCTGGACCTGTAGCACCAGTAGCTCCAGTTGGTCCTGTAGGTCCAGTTGGTCCTGTCGCACCTGTAGGTCCAGTCGCCCCTGTAGCCCCTTGAGAACCGTCAGCCCCAGAAGCAACTCCAGCTAAACCTACGTATGCTGGACTAACAACAATGTTCTGGTCAGAAGACTTTACAACCTTTACAGTTTGAGTTTCTGGAGTAGATACAGTTACATTATTGTTGTTTGGTATTGTAACTTTTATATCCATTACTCAGTTATGTCTTCGTTTACCCTGAATATACCATACAACCAAGTAGTAACGGAGTTTCCGCTATCTGCTTGCAAATCGTAAACATAGTCACCAGAAAAAGTGATACTATCAGATGACACACCTATTATGTAATACGCATCTTGTGTATGGTCTTCTGACGTACCTGTTCTCTTCAATAATATACCTCCAGATGAGTCATACTGATCTAGAGTTGAGTCATAATCGTCTTCTGGGTTAGCACTAGCGGCATAATCAAGAGTCAATACTGCTGTATCAGAAACGTCTGACGCCCTTACTTGCATCTTCAGGCTATACCCAACCAAATCTATAGGGTTTCCAGAGGAGTCTGTCATTGTGATAGAGAACGTCATCGTGTCGTTCTTTCTGCAAACGATGTCTACTCTTTTAGCTATGTCTAGGTTTATTGTAGCGCTCATAGTCCCAATACTTGATTTATGATACCTGTTTTATCTTGCTCTTGACTAACTTCATTCTGAGCTCCTTTTAGCTCTCCTCTTTTGCCATCTCTTTGAGATATAAGCTTACTCTGTTCTACCGCTTGCTTTTTGACTCTTTCGTCCTTTCTATCTTCTTTCAGGACCTCTATCTTCTCTTTGAACTCTTCTTCGCTAGACTTCATACCAAGCAAAGCCTGAGCTTTGATCATTTCTATTTCTTTCTTAAGAGCGTATTCAATCTGCATGCGCTCAAGATCCATTTGATGCTCAAGTTGCTTTTGCTGCATAGCTATACTAGCCTGGAGTTGCATCTCCTGTTGTTTAGCTTGAGAAGTAGCCATAGCCGACTGCTGCTGAACCTGAGCTTGCATCTGTGAGTTCTGCTGCGCTATCTGCTGATTCATAGCGATTCGCTTCTTTCTGCGAACTATCAAAAGCCTCTCAGCTTGGTTGATGTCCTTAAGCTGTCTTATAGCTATAGCGTCTTCTATGTCTAGCTCTTTTTGGCTCAGAGCCACCTGTATGTTTTGTTCTAGGTACTGCTTCTCGACCTCTTCCATTTCTTTTGAAACGGTAACTCCGAAGTTATACATGTATAGGTTTGAGAACGAGTTAAGCAAATCCATGTTCTCTTTTCCTATTGCGTTCTCATACATCTTGTAAACAATAGACTCTCTTGGAAGTATCTGCAAGCATTTAACTATGTCAGACACGACAGCCTTGAACAACATCATAGACGAGTTCGTTATGTCGTAAATAGCGTTGTTTCCAGCGGCAATAGCTTGTTGTCTAACTCCTACAAGCTGGTCGCCTTTCGGAGAGCTTCCATCCATAACCTCGTTAATACCCGTAGCATCTCTAATCAAACCCAAGTAGTGATTGTACAAAGCAATCATTTCGTTGATGTTTCTGATGCTGTTGTTTATCTCGCGGATTGGTGGGTTTTGGAATCCTCCTTCTGGATTTTTGCTTCTGTAGTAGAATACGCCAGTCTGCTCGTAGATATCGTGAAGATCTAGCGGTTGCAGCTCTCCACCCTTACCTAGCTGAACATTCTCCAGTCCTTCTATGTCGATTATGATACCATCTGGCTTGGCCTTAGCTATAGCTTGCTGTATCTTCAAGTGAGTTATTTGAAGCTGGTCAGCAAACCCTATACAGCCATCTACCATTGACTTAGGTATCATGTCTGTAATGTTAGTAGCCATAGCTGAATACGACATTCTAGCCTTGCTTATGTCGTATATGTTCTTGGGTATATTGGTTTTCTTGCCATACCCAAACACTATGTCAGTACCAACGATAAACGTACCACCGTAAACAACTTCGTTGTCTATCTTTTTTACCTCTCTGCTAAAGATGGAGTTTTCTGGAGCTTTGTAGCTACTCCCCTTGTAAAAAAAGTTCTTGTTCCCGTACTTATTTTCTTTGTCTTCAAAGTACATTGTGTCAACGGAAATAAACTCAAAATCAAGTACCTCGATAGAGTACTCGTCATATCCGTAAACACTCTTGTTAGCATCTCTATCAAAAGAGGAGTAGTTTAAGTTCTCAAAGTTGTTGTTGAACTTGCTTTTGAAGTTAGTCGCTATCTTCTTATACTGCTCTTCTGTGATGCTATCACCTGCTATTCTTTTTAGCTCTTGGATTGACATCACCCTGATCTCACCAGCATATGTTATATCGCTGAAGTTTGGATCTTCCGTCCTGCTGTGAACGAAGTTTATAGGATCTACGTATCTGGGTCTAATACCGTAGTTAGGATCGTTGTCTCTTTTTACAACGGCCATACCTACAGTAGATAGGTCGTTTACATTACGTCTGAAGATAACGTCATTGTAGTCGCTCCACTGCAACGTAAGGTTTGTAGCTATCTGAGCTGCTATCTCGGATGACGACTTTATGTTGTTATCTATAAAGATTTCAGCTTCTTCCAGAGTTTCTGGTATCTCTTCTACGTTACCACCAACCTCTACACCTGTATCCTGCTGAACTTGCTGAAGTTGCTTTTTAGCCTTAACAAGCATCTCCATTCTTCGTCTCTGCTTGTCCTTTTCAGACGAAGACAAAGGGTCAACAGCCTCAAGGTTTGGGTATGGGGCTTGAGAAAGGATCTTGTTGACTACGATACGCACGAACTTCGGAAGGATAGGCACTGGAGTGAAATCCAAATTAAGCATACTTCCATCACCGTTGTTAGGGTCGAAGCTATTTAGCAGCTGCCTGTATATGCTTGTATCTTGGTTTCCGCTAGCGTATTTTCTGTCCTTTTCGAACTTCTTAAATCTCTTAGAGTAAAGAGAACTTGGATTGTCAGAACCTCCCCACTGCCCCATGATAGCCTTTGCAAACTGAAGGCCATAGCTATCAGAGCTTTTCTTTTCTTCGGAACAGAAAGGGTCTGGAAATCCAGTAGGTTTATTATTGCTTAGACCACTTGTCATTATAGACTACACTTTCCCGCAAATATAAGGAATTCATGAGTGCCATTCTCTCACCTTGTACTTTCGGAAAAACTTCTTATCGTCAAATGTTTCTTTTTTCTGTTTTACTGCCTTTTGAGCTCCAAGCAAAGCAAGGCCAGAACTAATAGTCAAGTCAAACTTGGTTCTGTTGTTGATCTTATAGCCTATCCAATCCTCAAGGGTTCTATTGAAGTACATATTGCCTACTTCTTCCGTCTCTGGTTTAATACCTACATGATTGTGTATGTACGCTTCAATGGCTTGAGCGTGAGACTGAATAACATCGACAGAGTTAGATGGTATACCTTTTGTCCTTACGTTCACTTTAGCAGAAGGTGGTGCAAGGTGAGGCGGACGATCCATGATGTAACCATCATACCCTCTAGATTCAAAGTATCGAACTATGCCGTACTTGTTGTTCTCAACAAGCAGTGGATACCCATAGTAAAAAGCACACATAAGAACATCCTCATAGAAAATGCTAGCTAAGTCTGGTCTAGAAGCATACTCAACGACAAACATGTTAGCTGGAGCATCCATACTAAACTTATTGTACATATGCAACGCGCCTTTTGAGCCTCTACCGTACATCGTCTCATCGAGGTCGTATGAGTCAACTCCCCCCACTCCGATGTGTTCATTGGCTGGGTATCTTTTTCCTTTTTTATCTATGAACTGATTTCTTTTTTCTGCTGGGGGATGCCATGATACGTGGAATCTTCCGTTTGGAGTAGGCGAAAAGATTACCTCCTTGTCTTTTTCTTTCCAGACGAAATTCCCTTTTACGACTGGATTAGGGTACATATTGTTGTTGAAGTCTATCTGCTGATATATCTTACCGATATTGAACAGACTTCCCTCTACACTGTCTCTAAACGCTTCCTCTTGAGTGAATGGAAACTGTCTTACAACCTCATTCAGTTCTTTTGGATCGTGCTTGAGGCTGTTCCTTTCATTCATCAGGAATGTCTTTGCCCCTATAGTTATTGATTCCCCGTCAATACCTTCTATAGGTTCTTCTGGATCTTCTACCACTGGGTTACCATACTTGTCAAAAAATCCTTCTAGAGCGTTGTAAGCTGGTATAAAGATTCTGTACAACCCAGTCTTTGTTCTTCCGTTAGCGTTTCTTTCTTCTGGGTCCGAATCCTCCCACAGGTTTCTGTACTCAGCACCGCCTTTATCCATTGGGTTTACCGTACTACCCACCAAAGCCTTTCCCACCACCTTACGCCCCACAATAAGACACGTTCTTTCAATCCTCCAGGCTTCACGTATATCAGACGGCTTCTCCCACTTTCCAGCCTCATCAAGATATAGTAAGTGAACTTTCTCACCGTCATATGCGTTATTGGTTGTGTTCTTCCAGTTTATCACCGTGTTCAAAGCGTCACCATTATTTGACGTTTTGTTGCTCTTTGTGATACGCTTAGAAGGTTCTCTAAACGCTAACTCCATACGTGGGTTTGTAGTACCGTCTTGAATAGGTTTGAAGAAGAACGGATAGCTCTTGAAGATCGGTACTACCTTCTTCATGAAGATGTTTTCTTGAGCGTCTTTACCAGTCTTCGACTGAACGCCAAGAAGCTTGTCTTTAACTTGAGTAGCCTCGTCATTAAGTACAGAGGAACAGATATTAGTGTAGCCAGAACGCCGACACTTAGTATAAAGCTGACCGAGGCAATTAGGATCAGCTTCACACGCAGCCATGTGTATAAATATTTCACGTTGAAAGGATAGGTAGGACGGGTAGCCAATATCAAGTTTACTCCATTGTAAGAACATGTAGTGTCTGCCAGTAATATACGTAGGGACCCCGTTATTGTAAAACCAAACACCGTTGCGACGGCGGTTAAACTCCTGTTCGATGTATGGAGAGAAGCGATCACGGAACTCCTTTGGCTTCTCGTACCACTCGTCCATACTTCGAATCCTTTTGAGGTCTTCTGGCATGTCAATCCTTTGCCACATTTGCATGGGCGTGGGTCTATCGTGAAACAGAATGTCTGACTTCTTGGGTTTCTTTGGTAATACGATGACCAGCCCGTGAAGCTCAATGACATCACCTTCCGAGCCATTCGGGCATATTTTGATTTCGTCATTGTCAGTCACATTCATACCATCCATTTTTCGTGTAAATGTTAAGGACGTCCTCGAAATACTTCTCGAACATCGGAGCTACATTTTCTAAAGAGAACCTCTCTCCGTGTTTCCTGCATTCGCTATAGTCTATCTCACCATTTATTACCCTTCTTGTTGCATTTACAAAATCAGAAAATGTCCTGCATCTATATCCAGTAACACCGTTGATATTATTCTCTGTAAAGGCTCCCCAGTCAGTTGTTATAGTAGGAGTACCGCTAAGCAAGGATTCGATCTGAACACAACCAAAAGGCTCATTGTACATAGAAGGAACAAAAACGCCCATAGCCTTACTCATTAACTCCTTTCGTTGATTTATGTCAGCATGACCAACAAATTCTACGTTTTCAGGCCAATTAAAGTCTTTGTATTCGTCTGTAAGCTGTCCAGCCACTTTCAACTTTATATCTAGGTAAGAGCATATTTGCATGGCAACATTAACTCCTTTTCCGTCGTATATTCTCCCAATAAAAAGCATGTAGTCTTCTTTTTTATCAGAGAACTCAAAATCCTTAAGGTCGAAAAAAGCTGGTATAACGACGTCATACCAAATAGGGTTACACCTATAAACATGATTTATACCTTGCAAACCGTGCATTAAAGAATACGACTCGTACACCTTAAATGGAGCAAACGTATAAGCATATCCTATTCCAGGCTCAACGATTATTAAGTCAGAATGGGCGTCGCATACATTTTTAACTCCAAGGCCGAAAAAAGCAAGAACGATATCGTTTTTTTGCTTTCTTTTTCCTATTTCTGATATCGAGTTTTCAGTAAACTCCTTATACACTTCGTCATTTACGTCGTACTTGTAAACGCTAGAGTGTATGTCATCGCAACCATATGTCTTCTCATAGGTTTCGGAGCTTACGACTGTTACATGTTCAGAACAAATAAGGTCAGAGTATTCGTGTCCATAATGAATTACCTCATGACCTCTCTCTGTCATCATTTTTCCGAATTTAATGAGCTTTTGAGTAAAGGCGCAAGCGTTGAATTCCTCAGAAGTGATTGTATGAGGAACTCCAAGGGCGTGAAAACGAAACTTCATTAGTAGCTTTGACCTAAGTTATTCATGCGTCCAAGACTAGGAACTCCTTTTTTAGGGGAAGTGTTCTGCATAACTCCTCCGCACTCACATTCCGCTTCTGGCGTTACAACTTCTCCGTTTACGACTTTCATGGTAAGCTTATCTACATAGACTTCTTTACCACAGTCTGGACATGACATATTAGGCATTTGATTTAATTTTAGTCAAATATAAGAATAGTACTCCAGTCAGGATTCGAACCTGAGACCTAATCATTAGAAGTGATTTGCTCTATCCAACTGAGCTACTGGAGCAGAAGTCAAGTATTTTGTTTAAGATACTTGACTTTGTTGGGACGATGGGACTTGAACCCATGACCGCCTGTGTATAAGACAGGTGCTCTAACCAACTGAGCTACATCCCAAGTTGATCGACGCAAGTTATGCAGTGCGCCACCTGACTAAAGTTAAACCAATAAGCAAAGAACAGTGACCAAGGTGGGAGTCGAACCCACACGCCAAAGGCACTGGCTTCTAAGACCAGCGTGTCTACCTATTCCACCACTCGGCCAACGAGGGAATCAATATTCCCAGTAGTTAAGCTTCCTTTTAACAAATAAAGTTACGTGAAAGAATAGAAGATCTAGAAAAAACATGTGACCTCTAGTTATCTTCTCGTATCTAATACCAATGCCTACTTCCGTAGCATCAAGGTATGCGCTCAAGTCAGTCCTTGATAAAAACCCCGTCTTTTGTTTCACCTGTTCTGAGTTTAATTTCATTATACGCTTCATCTAGACACCTTTCTAAGTCATATCCAGTTTGCGCAGCTAAGATAATGAGAGTAACCATTACATCGCCAAAAGCATCGGTAGTTTCTTCTCTATTTTTTTTCTTGGCTAGACATCCAGCCAACTCACCAAGTTCTTCTACCACCTTAAGCATCTGGTTAGGTGCGTTCTCTGGAGCTATAAGACCTCGGTCCCTAGCCCACATCTGTACGAGTGAAATTAGTTCTTCCATTCTATCTGATTTGATTTG